GTCGAATTAAAACATTTAAAGTAATAATATAAATCCCAAAAGGTTTAATGATAAAAGAAAATTCTGACTTTCTAATATCCCTTTCGGAGACTTTATTATCACAGCTGTGATCTCTACACCTCCTTAATATCAATCTTCATCATATTCATAATATTCTTCTTCTTCCTCATAGCACTCATCATTTTGAAAGTACATAGCAGTCTTCTCAAGTTCGAACATATTTCTTATCTTTTCTTCATACTCTTCATCATTTTCGAAGCTTAACTTCTTGTATTTATTTTTGAGCCTCACAATATCCTCTTCTGTTATTTCAGCTAGTAACTCAGGCATATGATCTAAATTTATTGTTCCCACATTTACCACTTCTGATTCACCAAGCATAAATTTATCTATTTCTCTTCTCTGCTCACTAATTAGATCTTCATCATCTTCTCCATCTTCTTTAAGGCTACCAGTAAATTTATCTGTAAAGCCAGCGAAATCTAAGGTCATTTGCATAGCATCATCAATATCAAGATTATCTAATCTCATATCTTCTACTCTCTTTGCTAGTTCTTCTTTGACCTGCTCAATGATCAAATTTCCATGTTCCATCCTAGATAATAAGTTCTCATGTATCCAATTTACAATTAAATTTCTTTTTATTTTATTTTGATCAGATTGTCTTATTTCTCTACTTAATTCAGTTTCTACTTGAGATAGTAATCTTCTTATTTTAATTGTATCTTCCATCTCCTTGCCAAGTTTTGGATTTTTCTTCCGTATGTATTTGTAAAGCCTATATGAATCACCTTTAAAATTTCCATAGTAATCATAAATCAATAAGACGTATGCATTTAACAATGGCTTGCTTATCCTACTCTTCCACATAGGCCTTAGATCTTCACTATCCACAACTCTTAATTGGATAGTATCAGGTTCTGGTATGGTGCTCATATCTTCCGAGTTCATATATTTCAATAATGGTACTAATAATTTATATAATTTTTTAGAGATGGGACTCTCATATAATTTGCTAAACATTTCCCTATTCATTCCAGTTATGTTCACATTGTATACTTTCCTATTGATCCAACCCTTATCAATCTGCAATTGCTTTTCATTAATTAATAGATTTCCTATCGGGCCAATCTTTTTCCTCCATTCTTTTAATGTTTGCAAGGGCCCAATTTCATCCCATGTCATTCGACTTGCAAAATAAGTACCTAATTCTTCTGGTATAGGAAAGGATTTTATGAGATTGAGATTCGGCTTTAATTTCCTTAGACTTCGATTAGCAATATATTCAGATATATTCTCTATATCAAACAATAAACTTGAGTCATTATGGCCCATCCCTCTTATTTTATCAATTGAACTATTCATATAATATCTCTCACTTATATGCATTGATGGTTCAACACTATATTTATATCTCACTATTGACAACATTTTGTATATAACTAAATTATTAGTTGAGTATATATTGAATCTATCTCTAGCTTTTCTAGGGTTAGTAAGTAAAACATATATATATGGGCTTTGCATATCATCATTACCACTGAGTATCATAATGCCGGACATTTTCTCCTCCTTGATCATGTTTAGTATACCTATATATTCACCTTTATTGGAATTCAATCTAATCAATATATCATATCCCTCCGTAATAACTGCCATTGAGAAATTATCCAATTCAACATTGGTGACCGAACTGAAACTTAGATCAATCAAAGCAAGTATCTTGCAACTGCTCACATCATTCTTCTTTTCCATATTCATAAGATTGAATATCTCAGAATATGAATTACAATCTTTGATATCCAACTCCTCCTTATATTCGACTAGCCTATGATGGTAAATCATATTATACCTATCTGCTCTCGCAAACCCCCTATAGGAGATCCCTGATACTTCTGCTGCAAATGCCCAATCCCCCCTGCCAGCTGTCAGATCATAAATTATTGAATCATTCTCAAGGTAACATCTCTCTTTTAGGAACGTTAACACTGATATCGCAGTAACATATATGTCACTACCTGTTGCACTATTAAATACACTCACATCTGATTTTATCTTGTTAATATTCTCAAATTCTTTTATTAAATTTGGGAATATCGTATTGCCATCAAAAGCTTTCTCAGTGATAGAATAAGCATAACAATTTAATCTACTATTTGGTAAGTCAGTTAATTGTATTTCTGCTATATTCTTTACATGATTAATCTTAGATAATGATAGATCTTGCTTCTCAAGCTCATATACATGGTCAAGGATGAAATCAGAAAAATCACTAATAGTTTCTCGCAATTTTGTATCTAATTCTAGTTTACTTAGTCTGGATAGGCAGAATTTACATATGTAATATAACTTCTCATCAATCTTATTTTTCAAGTTATCACTAAGAAAATATTGTTCTATCTTCTCTGCCAGACCTTTGTAGATCATAAAATACATCCCATTTTCATAACTTAGTTCAATATAATTTTCTATGAATGGTAAACAATATAACAATTTCAAAGCCTCCGACATATCATGAGAATTCTTCTCTATCAATTCCATCATATTTTTTTCTACATTAGCATCATCCATCTCTACCCAAGATAGTCTATTTAAGAACTTAGTCATATTATCTAATAATTTTAAAGCCTGCTCATCTTTATTTGTCATGAGACTAATATATGCATATTTTGCATGTAATACAGGTTTACTCCTAATTTCATCATAAGCTGTTGTTTGCTTAAGTGCTAACTCATCATTAACCCACTTGATTATGTGATATTTCAAATCATTTATGCAATTTATATTTGCCTTATTGTAGAGTATTATATACTTGTCATATAATGGTCTTAGATAATTATCAGACCATATTTCTATTGAGTCCCATAGATTCTCTAATTGTAATAAATAGACATACTCTTTAGTAATTTGTTTTACAACAGCAGTTATATCATTTCTTGGTATAGAGACCTCAACTTCAGAAGGTGATATTGCAGAAATTATCCCTTCAGATATCATAGATAGATTATCACATATCCATGAGATCCTAGTGCTGAGGCTGTCCTCTTTAGTGCTGTACATGCTAACATCAATTATATCATATATTACCTGGGATCTTCTTTTTAAGAAATTGAATTGGACATCCCTAATTAAGTCAGAATTGGCCAAGGACCAATGTTCGATAAATGGGAAATCAGAACCTATTGCTGTACTCAGTGTTGCGGAAAGAATAGTCTTCAGTCGGAAATAATCAAAATGTAGATTACTATCTTTTAGATCATTTATTAGGACCATCTTTGTATTAATTGTGGCTCTGAATTTTGGAGTGATTTGTGGCAATATCCTAATTGATGCATGAGGATTAGCATCTAATAATGGGATCCTATGCAATACTTCACTTCTAGATAAAAG